ATTTTCTGATAATGCTGTTACCCGTGATTGGGACACAGCATCGGAAGGTAAAGTTGCTGTATTGACAGCTAACAAAAATATTTTTGACAGCGTAGATACTATCACCGTTACTCCATTGTCATTATACGAAGATGGCAATACAGTAGCCGCAGAGATTGAAGTATTACTCAATGGTGTAGAAAAACTACTAGTAGTTGATGTTATTACATTTGATGGTGATAAGATTTCTAGTCTACGTGCCTATAAAGGATAATTGTGAAAAAGTTATATGTAGATGATCAACAGATCCGTGAATACGTTAATAAAATCTCATATCAGATGTATAAAGATAATTGGCGTCCAGACTATATCGTAGGACTTACCCGCGGAGGACTTGTTCCCGCGGTATATATGAGCCATATGTTAGATATTCCAATGGAAACATTAAAAGTGGCTCTACGTGACGGCGAAGGTGGTGAAAGCAACTGCTGGATGGCCGAAGATGCTTTTGGTTATATTAGTGCTAGTAAAATTCCCAGACCCAAAGATGAACCCACCAGTGATCCAGAACTGCGTAAAAACATACTGATCTTAGATGACATCAACGATACTGGTGCTACACTTGATTGGATCATCGAAGATTGGCAAGGTGTTAATCTACCTAATGACACAGCGTGGGATGACGTCTGGGGCAACAATGTTCGCTTTGCTGTGCTATTTGATAATCTAAGCAGCCAGTTTAGCCGCAAGGTTGACTACAGTGCTGTAGAGATAAACAAAGCCGAAGAAGATGTTTGGATTGTTTATCCTTGGGAGAGATAGGTTGCATTTTTTTACGAAACATAGTAAACTAATAGGATGGCTAGCTAATATAATCACAGTTGTTGGGGTGGTATTCACCAGTCTTGATGTGTATCCTCTCAACATTATTATATTGTCTATTGCTTGTTTATTTTGGATTGTAACTGGTATTGTTTGGAAGAAACCAGAGCTATGGTCATTGAATGCCATAATATTATTCATATATCTATACGGATTAATTAGATGAGTAAACTTAAAGTCAGCGAGATATTTTATTCAGCACAAGGTGAAGGACGCTTTATTGGTGTGCCTAGTGTATTCTTAAGAACCTTTGGCTGTAACTTTACCTGTGGTGGATTTGGTATGAAGGATCGCACACAGATGAGCACAGAGCGTGAGTTTATTGATCCCAAACAATATAGAATATACGAAGAACTACCATTGGTTACAACAGGCTGTGATAGTTATGCGTCGTGGGATCCAAAGTTTAAACATCTTAGTCCGCTATTAGAAATTGACGCAGTAGTCAAACGTATGCTAGATCTAGTGCCTAGCAACAGTTGGATCATGCCCAATGGCAATGATACACATTTGGTCATCACCGGTGGTGAGCCTTTACTAGGTTGGCAACGTGCTTATCCAGAATTACTAGGTCATAAAGATATGTATAACTTAAAGAATCTTACATTTGAAACAAATGGTACTCAAGAACTACATGAAGACTTTGCTCAATATTTGAAACTTTGGAATCGTGGTAGCAGAGAGATAACATTTAGTGTTAGTGCTAAACTATCAGCAAGTGGTGAAGCATGGGCTGATGCAGTCAAACCTGAGATCGTTAAGAGCTATGAGAAGGTTGGCACTACATATCTTAAGTTTGTAGTTGAAAAACCCACGGACTTTGATGAAGTTGATCGTGCAGTATCAGAATACCGTAAGGCCAAGTTCAAAGGTGTTATATACATTATGCCAGTAGGCGGCGTGGTTAAGGTCTACGATGGTAATAAATTTAATGTAGCTGATGAAGCCATGCGTCGTGGTTATTATTATAGTCCAAGATTACATGTGGACTTATGGGGAAATTCATGGGGCAAGTAAAAGAAACACAAAAACGAACCATAGTTCGTATGATAACATATAGATTAACCGCTTGGTTATTTACTATATTTTGGACTTGGCTAATCCTAGGGGATATCGCAAAATCAACAGGATTCGCCACGACCTTACATCTATTATTAAGTATTGATTATTATATACACGAACGTATATGGTTAAAAATTAAATGGGGAACTGAATGAGTTATTTGTTTACAAGTGAAAGTGTCAGTGAAGGACATCCAGATAAGGTAGCAGACGCTATCAGTGATGCTGTATTAGATTTAATGATGCGGGAAGGCAATACTGCCTATCGTTGTGCCTGTGAAACATTAGTGACTACTAATCAAGTGATCCTAGCTGGTGAATACAAAGGTATTTACAATCATCTAGAAGTTGAAAATGCTGTGCGTCGTGTCATACGTGACATTGGCTATGAGCAAGATGGATTCCATTGGGAAACTGTGGACATCAAGAACTACATGCACGGACAAAGTGCAGATATCGCCCTAGGCACAGACACGTTTGGTGCTGGCGATCAAGGACTTATGTTTGGATATGCCACTAATAAAACACCCAACTATATGCCGCCAACTATTTACTGGAGTCACAAGATTGTAGAACGATTAACTGCTGTCCGTAAGAATGGAGCAGTTTGGTTAGGACCTGATGCTAAATCACAGGTCACAATCGAATTCAATCATGATTATACTGTCAATCATATCGCTAAGATCGTATGTTCAACACAGCATTCAGCAGACATGGATATTGAAGACGTTAGAGAACAGGTAAAAGCAATTATTCTAACAGTATTGCCAGCAGAATTTATCACAGCTGAAACAGAGTTTTTAATCAATCCAACTGGTCGCTTTGTCATCGGTGGGCCAGATGGTGACACTGGATTAACAGGACGTAAGATTATTGTCGATACCTATGGTGGTAGTTGTCCACATGGTGGTGGTGCGTTCAGTGGCAAGGATCCTACTAAAGTAGATCGTAGTGCAGCTTATATGGCACGTTACCTAGCTAAGAACATCGTGGCCAGTGGCCGGGCAACACATGCTATTGTTCAACTTGCTTATGCGATTGGGATAGAGCAACCTATGAGTGTTTACGTTGACAGTGATGGAAATAATTCTGAGCTTACTGAATGGGTAATTACTAATGTAGACCTGACACCAAAGGGTATCATAAATAGATTTAAGTTGTTCCGCCCTATCTATAGTGAAACAACTAACTACGGACACTTTGGTAAAGATGGATTACCATGGGAAGCCGTAGATTTATTTAAGGATTAATATGTGGACATTTATTAAATATTGTTGGACTGAGTATTGGGATGCCATGGCCCATTGTCATCTATTAGATGAAGCGTATATGGAATTAAATATGGATGAGGAATTTGGGCATGGAGAATGGTAATGATAAAGAAATTGATCAATAGCTTGTTTGGTACTAAACCCGAAGAGCCAATTATTAAGAGTCAAAAATCCAAAAAGACTCCAAAAGAACTTGCCACTGAAGCAAGTGAGCCTTGGGTGGAAGTTATCAGCATGGATATCGACAAAGACAATCCGGGTGCAGGTAGTTTTGAATTAGATTGGAATGATAAATTCGTAGCCAATTTAATCCGTGCTGGTTACCAAGGTAAAACAGATCAAGACATAGTAGACAATTGGTTCCGTGCAGTTTGCCAAAATGTAGTCATGGAAAACTATGAACAAGAGCAGGCTGATCCGGAAAAACGAGCAAGTAACCGTAGAGATTTAGGCAACGGTAGAACAGAAGTTAGTTGACAAAATCCAAAATAGAAAGTATAATGGTTAAATGAGATACTTACTTGTTGACACCGCAAACACATTTTTCAGAGCAAGACATTCAGCACATCGCCAAAGTGACACTTGGGACAAGCTGGGTTTTGCTATCCATGTAACCCTAGCATCAATCAATAAATCATGGCGTGATCAAAAGGCTGATCATGTTATATTCTGTTTAGAAGGACGCAGTTGGCGCAAGGACTTCTATGAACCCTATAAGAAAAACCGTACAGTAGCACGTGCGGCACTTACTGAAAGTGAAGCAGAAGAAGATAAACTATTCTGGGAGACATTTGATAACTTAAAAACATTTGTCGCAGAAAAGACTAACTGTAGTGTCCTTCAACATGGTGAGCTAGAAGCCGACGATCTCATAGCTGGTTGGATACAAAGCCATCCAGATGATCATCATACTATCATATCTAGTGATACAGACTTCTACCAACTCCTAGCAGACAACGTTAATCAATACAATGGTATCAGCGATGAGCTCCATACGCTAAAAGGTATCTTTGATAAGAAAGGTAAACCAGTCATTGATAAAAAGACTAAAGAGCCTAAGAAGATCCCTAACCCACAGTTTATACTTTTTGAAAAGTGTATGCGTGGTGATCCTACAGACAACGTATTTTCCGCATTTCCAGGCGTGCGCACCAAAGGTAGCAAAAACAAAGTAGGTCTTGAAGAAGCCTACAGTGACAAAGATAAGAAAGGTTATAATTGGAACAACATGATGCTACAGCGTTGGGTTGACCATAATGGCCTTGAACATCGTGTATTAGATGACTATGAACGTAATCGTGTGTTAGTTGACTTAACTGCACAACCAGATGCGATAAAGATTAAGATGGCAGAAACTATAGCGGCCGCGCAAGTGTCTAAGAACATGCCCATGGTAGGCGCACAGTTCTTAAAGTTCTGTGGCAAGTATGACCTAGTTAAATTGAGTGATAATGCCAGCGCGATCAGTGAATGGTTGATGGCCAGTTACCCGCAGAAAGGACTGTATGAAAGTTAATGTAAATTGGAGTATTATATCTATTCGAGAAATTCATACTAAAAATTTAAATAGCCCCTGCGAGATTTCCAATCTTATGAAAGAATGGGGGATTACAAAATATTGTTATCAAATCATGTTCAAAGGAATAGTTTTGAAATATGGTATGAGTGCTGATAATTCTTGGATTAATGGGCAGTATGGTGAAAGAATATACAGACAAATTGGGCACATGAAATTTTGGGGTAAAGAAAAAAGACTTACAGGATCCAGCGGATGTGATTGGCGTATCACCGAAGACGACTTTGAAGATACCTACAAAATTAATATAGAAAAAGATTTTGTAAAGATTAAGATATGGGATCTTACTAATTATCCATTTGAGACTATTAGTCCATGGGATGAAGTGGTTTCTATAGAAAGCCAATTAATTGAGTCATATGTAAAAATAGTAGGTGAGAAACCGATCGGCAACATCAACGACGAAGCGCATATAAATCGTCGACCAGCGATACTGCAAACTACATGGGATAATATTTTTGAGAAAGAACATGCATGATAGCAGATGGCAAGTTCCTAGCATTAGATCTAGAACTTAATCAACCTAGTGGTAAGATCATACAGGTTGGTGTTGCTATAGGTGATAAGAACACACGCTTCGAAGACTATGTGGTCCGTAAATGGTACATAGATCCACAAGAGCCCATCAGTGAATTCATCAATGACCTAACAGGCATAACTGACAGTGACATACGTGCAGAAGCATATAGTCATGAGCATGTTGCCCGTGAGCTAGGTGAGCTGATACGTGAGCATAAGGTCTTTATCAACCCAGTGACTTGGGGCGGGGGCGATAGTGTGGAATTATTGGCAGAATTCAGCAAAAACCATGCAGATTTTCCGCATTTTGGCCGTCGTTGGATCGATGTTAAGACCTGGTATACATACTTGATGCTGACCAGAGGTAAAGCACCTAGTGGTGGATTGAGTTCAGCTATGGGCTACTTTAAGTTACAATTCAAAGGTAAGGCGCACCGTGCGGATGTAGATGCGGCCAATACCCTAGCATTGTTTTTCAAACTGCTAGATCGTCAAGCTCGATTAGAAAGTATATTAGACAGTGCAAAAAATGTTTGACTTTTATCAAAAACCTAAATATAATATAGTATGACTAAAGAATTAGAACGATTAGCAGCTCAAGCAGGATTACCCGTAACAGATAATCTTGAACATTTCTATCGTCTAGTCGGTGAACGCTGTGCTGACATCTGTGGTAGCCAAGGTGATCAAAAGAACATACGTCGCCATTTTGGATTAGACTACTATGATGGTCCTAGTCACTATCAAGGCGAAAGACATCAGGAAACACAGTATAACTGGAGTAAACACTACGTTGAGGAAAAGAAATAGATGGAAAAGAAACTTTGGGACACTATAGACAGCAGCCTACTAAAAAGTCTACCTAATGCTGCACGTGGATATGAGCAACGTATCAATATCCCTGAATTTACATTCTTAGGTGGGGCCAATCAACCAGACTTTGGTGACGTTACTATTTGGTTCTATGGCAAAGATAAGACTATTGAATTAAAAAGTCTTAAGCAATACATATTCCAATACCGTGACACTAGATTAAGTTACGAACGTGCATTGGATGTAATGTATAAAGATCTTAAAGCGGTATATGAACCAGATCGTATTCGTATAGAAATTGAATATCGTCCTAGAGGCGGTATCAGCAGTAGAATGATAGTAGACAGTGATTGGGGTCACCTAGGTGGCACGGATCAACTTTGGCAACATCACAAGGATTAACATGGCACATATAATTGATAAAACATTTGAATTCTGTTATGGACACAGAGTTTGGACACAGAAACTAAATGGTGAATATGCGGCGGACTTGAAGTGTGCTTGCCGTCACCTACATGGACATGAAGGTAAGATGCAGGTATATCTGCGTAGCCCAACAGGCGAATTAGATCCAACTGGTATGGTAACAGACTTCCGTCATTTGGAATGGTTGAAGAAATGGATCAACACGTATATCGATCATCAGTTTATTATTGACAAGAATGATCCGTTATACACTCAGTTGATTGGTGATAAAATATTATTACCAGTATATGTTCCAGAAACAACTCACATAGCAGGATGGAATATTCGGTTAGATGGTATCAAACAAGATACACCAGAGTATGAATACTTGGAAGGATTTCTAATCGTAGACTTTGTACCAACAAGTGAAAACTTATCTAGTTGGATGGCTGAACTAGTAGAAGTAAAGATGAGTAAATTAAATGTAACCGTTGACCGCATTGATTGGTGGGAAACTCCTAAGAGCCGTAGTGTATTTTATAGATAGGAATTCAAATGAACGTTCCAGATCAGTGGGTAATATTAGAAATTACAACACCTAAAGAAACAATTCGTAAGGTACTAGCTGGATGGCGTGGCGGTTACCTGCACGGTGACAGTTGGAGATTAAACAGTGGTATTGTTGAAACTAAAGAGTCTGATGACTATTGGGACTTTCACGGTGCTAGTGGCAGTGTTTATCGTTGCCGCAAGGGCGGATATGGCATGACTACATATATGGCCCAAATCTACAACAGTTTCCTAGCTAGTTTATCAGATGATATGACCATGACTGTTTTAGAGGAATATAAATGACAGCAACAGTGTTCATCCTACTAGCATTATTTGGCATCAAACACTTCATCGCTGACTTCTTGATGCAATATGATTACATGCTCAGAGAAAAAGGTATCTATGGTGCAACTGGTGGCTTACATCACGCCATAGTACATGCCAGTTTTACTTTCTTAATACTTGTATTCTTTTGCTCCAATGTAAATACAATTATCGCACTTTCGTTCGCGGATTTTGTCTTACATTATCATATAGATTATTTCAAACAGAAATTGAACAAGGGACTCACGCCAGCAGAGCGTCAGTTCTGGATTTGGCTTGGCGCGGATCAAGCTCTGCACTATTTAACCTACGTAGGAATTATCAGTTATGTCACTCTTGGCTAAAGCAGTCGTTAAAAATAAATGTTGGGTGGTTGAGCTCGATGGACACCAAGTTGGTACTATCCTGACTACCCCACAAGGTGTGGTTTATCAGCATGAAAATAAACGTGAGCAGTTTGCCAGTTTAAAAATGCTCAGCGACAAGTATAACATTATTGTAGACAAGGCGCCACCTAAGCGTGTCATCACAGAAAGCAACACTGTATATGATTTCCCTTGTGAACACAAACCCAATAACGTCTTATGGGATGTCAAACACAAACTACCTATCTTTACCAAAGGTAATAAAAGCAAGAGCTTTTTCTGTGCTGGCTACTATATCGTCAAGTTCAACAATGGTTGGGTCAAATCATATTGTCCTAAACTAATCACGCTTAATCGCTATCCCTATGCTGGTCCATACGACACCCTAGAGGAAATGCAAGAACGACTACGTATCGCCAACGGAGCACTATATGGAACAACAATTAAGCCTGCACCTGAAAGCATTTAACGACAAGGTTAAGACGATGAATCAAACTAATTCCAAGGAATTATCATTGTCTGCCCTTGAAGCACGCAACATACACTCAGGTATCTTCGACCTACTCACGCAGATCCAAGCACTAACAGAAGTCAAACGAGAAAAAGATAACGAAGTAATCACACTCCAAGTTGGCGGCGGTAAATTCTAATTATATATGTAGTTTATGGCATAAATATATGTGGAGAAACATAAACTATGTCAAGACCGAAACCTACAGTGCTGTTAGAGCACGTAAACAAAACAAATTATAAGAGTGATCAGATCCTAAACAGTGAAGGCATCTGGGCCGTGTTCTATGATGGCCAACCTATCAACTTGAAAACACAGAATATGCTAGTAGCCTACCCAGGACCTAAATATAAGAAGGTTAGTTTTAGTAACCCAGGACACGCTATCAACCTAGCTAAGAAACTCAATACCCTATTCAAGTGTGACAAGTTCAGTGTTGTCTTACTCAAAGCCGGCGATCAGATCTATCCCTAATCATGGCAAAACGCACTGCTGAATCATTGCAGAATGTATGGCAGGCTCGGTTCCAAGAACATACCCTAAATCCTTTTACATCAGACCCCAAACTTGGTATCCGTTATCAACGCTATGATAATCCAGCCAGTTGGTGGTTTAATCCTCTCAACCCTGATAGCCTACGCCTAACACGGCCAGCGTTCAATATGCTGAATAAAAATAAAGAAATCAAGAATTGGCAGTTCAAACTGCCTACTCCATTGGTAACTCGTGCTTATATACAACTAGAAAAACATTTTACCAGCCCATACTACATACCCAGTCATAATAGCATCTATGTGTTCAGCGAGCAGGACTCGATCATGTTGGCCTTACATGGCTCAAACCTACAGCAATACTTGGACAATTTAAGCCAGTAATTTTTTGGTTAAATTAGTCCTTGCTTTTATAACAAAATTATTATATTATAATTAAAGTTATCAAGATGTTCTTGATAATCCTATAGATAAATCTAACTGCGGTTGATGTTATCTATGGTAAATTAATGACATTTACTTATTAAGGAGAAACACCATGTCAACACTAAAAGTGGTCGCACAGACCTTTTCAACTGAAGATTCAATAACCTACGAATTAGTAGATTTTCCAAAACCATCAGATAGAACTACTTTACCATTATCTAAATTTTTAGATATAGAAACATTCCCGTTGAATAGATCAGTTGAAGAGCGAGCTAAAAAAGCAGTAACTCGTTTTACTACACCGATGCATAAGCATTGCGAAGTAGACATTATGAAATACACTGGACCTACTACGCACGAGCCGGCATTTTTTAAACACGGTCAAGAATATGTATTAGATGGTAATACTAGAAAATTTATTTGGAAATCGTATAAAGAAGGTAAGTTAGTTAATAATAAAATAACTAAATTACAATTACCAAAAGATGTTGTTATTAATAGATACGAATTCGATGATGCATATCTAGCATATGAAACTTACCTTACTATCGATTCACAAGAAGCCTATGAGAGAAAACCTGAAAAAATCACAGGAGCTTTCCGTGCAGAGAATCTACTAGCTAACTTTACCAATAAGAAAATGAAACAAGGTTCTATCGGCACAGCTATGAATGCCGCTTGTCCAATGCAAGGATCAAAGGGTGGATTTGCAGTAAACGGAGTATATGACTTAGTAGATCAGGTAAAATCTCTAAAAAATGTTTTAATTGGTATAGATAAACTTGATGCACCCGGCAAAGGGGTTCTTTCAACACAGTTAAGTTTAGGAACTGCTATGTTAGCAGGGGTAATCCTAGATCCAACGGATTCAAAATGGATCACTGCAATTGAACGCCTTACCCACCCTGATAATGATGATATTATGATTGATGATGATGGAATTTATTGGCTCATTCAGGGAAATTTAGAGAATGTAATGGGTCTTGATATGGACAATGCATTACCTTACAATACTGGACTATTCAATGATAGGAAAAATTGTTTAGATTATATTGCTTATTGCTGGACTCAATATATTGATAATGTTAAAATGGACCGAGCTCCTGCAAAGTCACAAATTAGCAACGCTCATATAAAATTACTTTCTCGTGCTTGGGAAAGTGATCAAAGCGAAGAAGTATAATTTCTATTTAATAGGCCCCGTAGGGCCTATTATTTTTTCCGAGGTAACCAATAATGAAAAAACAAAAATATTTTAAAAAAGATCTCTCCTATTATTTGATCATATCAGTTAAATCACCGTTAGGAGTAATAGAATCATGGGCTAAACAATTAACTTATGAAGAATCACAGTCATTAGCTAATAATAAAAAGTATCAATTCGTTGATGAAACATCAGTGTCATTCGAAGGATTCTTAGTTAATCCCGATCTAGATGATGCAGGCTATCCTGACCCAATCGATGGGTGGAATGAAGAAGATACAGAACCCAGTGGCGTTACATTAAAAGAAATGTTAGAACGCCTCAACAATCGACCTACCGATGGCCCAACACGGCATTGGAGTATACAATTCGACGACGATATGAATCGTCATGAACGTTTAAAAGCCAGTATGCTACCTCCCGATGGAACCGTGGGTCGTGCTGAAGACATCCTAGCGATGATCCGGGCACGTCAGGAAACCGTTGAAATGCCTCCAACAGTTATGTTGAACGAAAACAAGTATCCTGATTCAACAAGTTTAGGTCAGGCTATTGATGATATGAAGCAAAGACACGGTGATCATGCTCATATACGTATCGGTAAGCATGGTGCAGACGATCTACTAGCAACTTATAAGAATCAAGAAACTATCGGATTAAGTAGCGTCATGGATTCAGCACAGGGGATCAATATCGATTTTGATGCCGAAACTCTAGAGCTAATTATGAAGATGAAACCAAAGAAGTAATTGACTTTTACCAGTTTTTTTGCTATACTGATTAAATGTTAGAATATTTAGGCGCACTATTTGGTATGCACCAGGTTGATGGAATCATATCATCAGCACAAGCAGAAGAACCTCCAGCGAAGCCAGCTATTGTGCAACCAGCACAGCCTAGGCCTGTATATCGTGTTCCGCGAGATCAGCGCATCGAATCGATCCGCAAGCGTTTTGAACAACAGCTCAAAGATGACGAAAAAGCCGTTGACCCCCACCCTGAAATGTGGGATAAAGATTGGATTAACAAGCCCTAAAATGCACTCTAAAAGTGCATTTTTTTTGGGCTATTTTCCATTAATTTTGGTTGACTTTTTGGTAAAATGACTGTATAATGTTTACATACAATAACAAAACGGAGCAAAATATGACAACGAAAACAACAGATTTACAGTGGGAAATTCAAGCCTACGGTATGACAAAAGCAGA